TGCTAAACGTTATTTAATTGTTTATAACGAAAACAACTATAAAAAACTTCAAGAAAAAGCTGATGTAGATGAAAGCGATGATGAACAAATGATGCTTTATGAAAATGATAAAAACATAGAGAATGCATTTGATGAACTAAGCTTTATGGATCAATACATTAAGTATATTGATACTCATTTGTTCAAATTATTTCCTAAAAAACAAGATGCTCAAACAGCTGATGCTATTGTTGAATTATTTCGCAAGCGTGAAACACTGGAAATATTTAATAAGAAAGCACTATACATTTATATTCGTGAAATAACTGACGTATCTACCCCCCAGATTACTAAAATCATTAAAAAATTAAAAGCCATTTACGTCCAACTGTATAATGAATACTACCAACACGGATATATAAAGATTTAAGTATTCATATTTATTGGTAAACGCATTTTATGGCTAATTTTGATGATGTACAAGTATTTGAAGGTATGTCCCTATCGGACTTATTTAAAAAAATACACAAGAATAATAAAGATATTGATAAACAAATTGGAGAGTTCATTGAAACAATGAAACCAATGGCCACATCTAACGCAGGTTCTGCTGTAATGTTAATGCCTACTGTTAAAGATTTAATTGATGTTAACGTAAAAAATAACGAACAATTAATTAAAATGGCAGCTATTGCACAACGTGCTGCAACTATTAATGCAAATAGTGGTACTGAGTTAATTAATATGGATGAAATTAATGCTTTATTAGAGGAACAAAAATCAGTACAAGAGCAAGGACAAAAATTACTTGAACAAGCACCCGTAGTGCAACTTGAAGCAACAAAATGAGAGTAAGAGAAAATTTATCATCTGTTGTATCTTCTATAGGTAAAAATAACTTTACTGCTGCTAAAAAAGCTCAAGTAGGTAGAGTTTATGGGGTTGTTACTACTGAAGGAACTCCAACACCTGAAATGTTTAAAAAAGCAGGTGGATATAATGGAGTAGGAACTATATTTTATCTTGACTATGAGCAAGCAAAAGATACCTCTGGTACTGTAGATAATAATTTTTTAGGTAATTGTAAAACAGCAAAACCACTTTATCCTCAATTTCAATACTACCCAGTATTAGGTGAATTAGTATTTTTAGAAGATTTACCTTCTCCTGCTTCCCAGGTTTCAAATACCTCAACTCAAAAGTACTATATTAGTACTATTAACCTTTATAGCAACCAACAACAAAACTCCCAACCAGCAAATAAAGATGCTAGTTTAGGAGCTACGTTTGTAGAAAATCCTCAAATTAAAACTTTATTACCTTTTGAAGGGGATCATATTTTACAAGGCAGACAAGGTAATGCTATTAGATTTTCTACTACTACAACTTTATTTAGTGAATTAAATGAATGGAGTAGTATAGGTAAAGATGATAGCCCAATTACTATATTATCAAATGGATTTACCTACATACCTGGTGAAAAATATCATGTTGAAAAAATAAATAAAGATGATTCTTCACTTTATCTAACTTCAACTCAAAAATTACCATTACAAACAGATAAAACAGGTGTATTAAATAACTTAACTAATCCTTTAAATGCACCTGATTATTTTAGTTCTCAAGTTATTATAAATGCAGATAGAGTTACTTTAAATTCTAAAAAAGATGAAGTAATGATTTTTGCTACTACTAATGTTGAGATAAATACTAAAAATGTTATTAATTTAAATGCTGATACTAGAGTGCATTTGAATTCAAACTCAATATTTTTAGGACCTTATAACGCTAATAATGTTCCTCAACCTGTGTTATTAGGTAATGAAACAATAAACTTATTAATACATCTACAACAAACACTAAATAAACTAGCTGTTTATTTGTCTAGTGCTGTTGGTGTTCCTGAAGGTTCCCCTATATTAAATCTAAATAATGCAGGAAAAGAATTAATAAGAGACGCTCAAAGAATGTGTGATCTAATAGATAAAGTCCCATCACAAAAAGTATTTACAGTATAATGGCAGATAAAAATAAAATAAACATAGCCCCTGTTATATCACCTGATATATTAAAAACAATATCAGCTGCTACTGCCATTAAAACTTTTGGATCCCAACTTGTAGATAAAAATAAAGAAAAACTTGTTGTTGGTAATCAATCAAAGACAGGCCAATTAGATAATGAATTACAAGCATTAACTATTCAAGAACAACAAGCAGGAGAAACACAAAAGGCTACTGTAGAAAAAGCTCAAAAAGATTACGATACAAAACAAATTACTGAAAAGCAGTATAATGATATTAAAGCAGCAGCTGAAATTGCTTATAAAACAGAGATAGCATCTATTAATGTACAGCGAGAAAAAATACAACAAGATAAAAATGCTATACAAAATGATCCTTATACTAAAATAAGACAAAATCAAAAAGCTTTTAAAACTAGATTAAAAGGATTAAGAAAAAAATCTCAAAATGAAGAAACAAAATCTAATAGAGATTTAGCTAAACAAGTTGCTATTAATGCTGCTAAAAACCTAGCACCAGTAATTGCTTTACAACTTGTTAAACAGTTTTTTAATATAATTAATCAAAGAAAAAAATTAGAGCTTTTAGTAGATCAAGTAAATGCTTATATTGATACACAAGTAAAAGATGAAAGAACAGTTATTATAGCTACTAATTTAAGAAATAATGCTATTACATTAATTGATAATAGTGCTAAAAAGTTAGAAAATTTAAAGAAAACTCTAGACAGACTAGTTAAAACATTAACTATTATATCAGCTATCATTGCTGCTATTCAAATTATACTTAGTTTGCCTTTTCCATTTTTAATTCCTATTAAAATACAATTACAACCAAGATTACAAAGAATATTAGCATTATTAACAGCCTTAAATACTATTTTAGCTGTTGCTAGTACATTATTAGGAAATGAAATTGCTCAAATTCTTGAATTAAAAGAAAGATTAAAAGAAATTAGTTTAAAACTAGACGGAAAATCACTAGATAATCTAGCAGCACTATCTAATTTCTTCTTACCAACAGGTTTAGATTATCCTCCATATAAAGGATTTAAATTTAAGATTAAAGAAGAAAATGATTTAAGATTTGTTGTTAAAGGTAATAAACGCCGTTATGCCGTAGCAATTAATCGTGATGGGTTGGAACAAATTAAAAGTGAATATTCATTTACTCAAGACCCTAATGATTTAATCGAACAATTAAAATTAGTTATTGATCAACAAAACTTACAAGGATAAATATTTATAATTATGAATGCTAAAGTATTTAAAAATTTAATCAAAGAAGCAGTTCGCGAAGCCGTTCGTGAAGAAATTGGTGTAATGTTGCTAGAACAAAAGAAACAAGAATTAACTGAAAGTAAAACAGTTAGTTTTTCTAGCAGTGATGTACCAATGGGTGCTGATGCTAAAGCAGCTCTACGTAGTAAAATGGGAAATATGTTTGGTTATGATGCGCCTCAACCACAATTAAAAGTTGAAGCATCATCTGACAATCCTTTTGCAGCTTTTATTGCTGATGCGGGGGCAAACATGACTGCTCAGGATTTATCAGGATTAAGAAACTTAGGATAATATGCCAATACCTCGCGTAATACGAGTAAATCCATTAGATTTACAGAAAAATATTGCTATTGGGGTAGCATTGCCTTTTGATGCACCTGGTGTGTTTAAAAGTACTTATACTACTAAGGATCAAATTAAATCTAATTTAGTTAATTTATTATTAACAGAAACTGGGGAAAGAGTAATGAATCCTGGGTTTGGTACTGAGTTAAGGAGATTTTTATTTGCTCATATAACTGAGGAAAATATAGAATTATTAAAAACAAGTTTAACAAATAGTATTTCTATTTATCTTCCTCAAGTAACATTAACTAATATAACTGTAACACCAAACGCTGATTATAATTTAGTTAGCTTAAGTGTAGACTACATATTAAATATATCTAATACACCAGATCAAGTAACAGTACAATTTCAATAATAATGGCTAACGAGGATAAAAATATATCATATTTAAATAAAGACTTTACAAGTTTTAAAGCTGCTTTACAACAGTATGCTAAAACTTACTTTCCAACAACATATAATGACTTTTCAGAGTCTACCCCAGGTAACTTGTTTATTGAAATGGCTTCATATGTTGGTGATGTTACCTCGTTTTATTTAGATACTCAAGTACAAGAAAATTTCTTATTATATGCTAAGGAAAAAGAAAACCTATATGCAATGTCATATGTTATGGGTTATCGTCCTAAAGCATCATACGCTTCAAATACTGTAGTAGATGTATATCAATTAATTCCTGTTACATCAAGTGGTGGTATTTCAACTCCTGACTATAATACTTATGGATTAATTATTCCTGCTAACACATATTTAACTTCTACTTCTACTGGAATTAGATTTTTAACAACTCAACAAATTGATTTTACTGAAACAGGAAGTGCTGAGATTACTTTTTATGATGATAATAATTTCTTATTTAAAAAATCAATTCCTGCTATCTCAGCTGAAATAAAAACAACTAGTATTACTCCTCCACAAAATCAAAAGTTTGGAACAGTTAATATAACTGATTCAAATATTTTACAAATATTAACAGTAACAGGTAGTGGTGGAGTAAATGATGTTTGGTATGAAGTACCTTATTTAGCTCAATCTTCAATTTTTAAAAAAATAGCTAATCCAAGCTTTGCTACTGATCAGGTACCTTATTTATTACAACTTCAAAGAGTACCTCAACGTTTTGTATCTAGACTTTTATCTGATGATACTTTACAACTTGAATTTGGAGCAGGATTATCAACTACATACACTGATAGTCAAATAATTCCAACGGCTAATTCAATTGCTGCTGGTCAAGTACCTGGAATTTCTGATTTAACTAATAATTATAATGAAGCTTCTGTATTCTTTACTCAAGAATATGGTTTAGTTCCTGTTGGAAATTTAAATGTACAATATCTAGTAGGTGGAGGTATTACATCAAATGTGCCTGCTAATGATTTAACTATTATAGATACATCAGGAATTTATTTTAAAAATACTCCTGGACCTTTATCTGCTTCTGTTTTGGCTAGTGTTATCTCTGCAAATCCTATTCCTTCATCAGGAGGTAGAAATGGTGATACAACAGATGAAATTCGTCAAAATGCCCTTTATTCTTATTCAACTCAATTAAGAGCTGTAACTAAAGAAGATTATATAGTAAGAGCATTATCAATGCCTTCAGATTATGGTACTGTAGCTAAAGCTTATATATCTCAAGATATTGATAGAAGCCCACAACAAACTGTAGCTACTATTCCACAATATAACCCACTTGCTCTTGATTTATTTATTTTATCTTATAATAGTAATAAACAATTAACCCAAGCACCAGCATCATTAAAAAACAACTTAGTAACATATATTAACCAATATAGAATGGTTACTGATGCTATTAATATTAAAGATGCTTTTTATATTAATATTGGTGTTAATTTTGATATTACAATATTAAGTGGTTATTCAAATAAAGAAATATTAACTAATTGTGTTACTGTTATACAAAATTATTTCAATATAGATAACTGGCAAATTAACCAACCTATTGTCTTATCAGATATAACATCTAAACTTTTACAAGTTAAAGGTGTTCAATCTGTTGTAAAACTTGAAATAGTAAACAAACAAGGAGGAAATTATTCACCTTATGGATATGACATAGCAGGAGCAACTAGAAATGGAAATGTATATCCATCATTAGATCCTGCTGTATTTGAGGTTAGATTCCCTAATACAGACATTCAAGGTAGAGTAGTTACTCAATAATATTTATTGGAAATTATAAAGTATGGATTTAAATAAATTAAAAGGACACATTCCTGATACAGTAATCGCACAGATTCCTGATGTAATGACTAAATTTAGTATTGATACTCCAGTTGAATTAGCACATTTCTTAGCACAGTGCGGTCATGAATCTGCAGGGTTTAAAGCCGTATCTGAAAATTTAAATTACAGTGCTAAAGGTTTATTAGGCATATTTAAAAAATATTTTCCAACTCAACAATTAGCTGAAGCATATCAGCGCAAACCTGAAAAAATTGCCAATCGCGTTTATGCATCTCGCATGGGAAATGGCGACGAAGCCTCAGGTGAAGGATTTAAATTCCGTGGACGTGGTTATATTCAATTAACAGGTAAACAAAATTATACAGCATTTGGTAAAGCAATTGGTGTTGATATTGCTGCCAATCCTGACTTAGTTGCTACTAAATATCCATTGTTATCCGCTGCTTGGTTTTTTTCTAAAAATTGTTTAGCTAAATGTAAAGATGCTTCTGATACATCTGTATTAGCAGTAACCAAGTGTGTAAATGGTGGTACGATTGGTTTAGCTGATCGTCAAAAACATTTCAAAGAATATTACCATTTATTGGCGTAAAACAATTTAGTAGTTACTATATTTATACGTAGTAATTACTAACTATGGCCGTTTATAAAATATTCCCTGAAAAGAGTGCGACTCTTTACTCATTTTATCCTGCTTTAAATACAGGACTAGACGAAATACTAGAACTTAGTACGTTTGAGTCTATTGAAAGTACTGATGAAGTATCTCGTCCTGTAATTAAATTTTCAACAAACGAAATAAGTAATGTTTTTACTAATCTAATTAAGACATCTAGCTTTGACGTTTATTTAAAATTATATTTAGCAGATGCTTCTGCAATTCCTTTAGATTACACTGTGTTTTGTCATCCAATAGCGGCCGATTGGAACCAAGGTACAGGACGTTTAGGTAATTTCCCTCAAACTACAAACGGAGTAAGTTGGGAGTTTACAAATCAATCAGGAAGCACAAAATGGACTACAGGTACATTTTTACCTGGTATTACAGGTTCATATTCGGGAAGTGATTTTGGTGGTGGTACTTGGTATACTGCCTCTGCTTATCAATCAACTCAATCTTTTGCTTTTAATACTGAAAAAGATATTGAATTAAAAGTAACTAATGCTGTAAGTGCTAGTTACACTAATGTTATTTCTAATTATGGATTTATTTTAAAACATTCTTCATCTTTAGAATTTACAACAGCCTCTAAATTTGAATTAAAATATTTCTCAGATACTACTCATACTATTTATCCACCAGCATTAGAATTTAGATGGAATGATTCATCTTATTCTACTGGTTCTTTAACTGTAGTTACTTCTAGTTATTGTGTACCTACACTAAATAATAATAAAGGTGAATACCAACAAGACTCAGTTCAACGTTTTAGAGTTGCTGTAAGAGATATTTATCCTCCTGTAACATTTAGAACTACGTTAAGCTTTGCTAATCAAAAAGCTTTACCTTCTTCTTCATACTGGTCAATAAAAGATTTGGATACTGAAGAAATTGTCGTAGATTATGATACTTCATATACTAAAATTAGTTGTGATTCTTCAAGCAACTACTTTGATGTTTATATGAATGGACTGGAACCAGAACGTTACTATAAAATACTTTTAAAATCAGTAATGGCAGATGGTGAAACAGTAGTATTTGATAACAATTATATTTTTAAAGTTGTAAGATAATGTCTCAAATACCAATACAAAAAACTGTATTTAATAAAGACGCTTTTTCAAAAGTAGTAAACACCCAGTTTGGTCAATTAATTGGTCAAGCAGGAGAGGAAGAATTATCTTTTTCAGTTGAAGATTTTTTTGAATTATATGATCAATTATTTTATCAAATACCAACTGAAGGAGAAACAAATTCACATAGATTCATTTTACAACGTGAAGCTGATTATTTAGGTGTGTCTATTAGTCAAGAAGATGTTCAAGCATTACTAGATGAAATTACTTCTTTAAGACAACAAATATTAGATGCCCAAACAACGATAAACGAACTAACTAAAGCAACAGCAATAGGTAATGGCAGATAATATTAAAATAGTAGGTGAAATTTTAAATACACAAGAGATTCCTCGTTATAATGAGGATGATCTTAGATTATTATCTCCCTTTTTAATTAAAGAAGATTTTGGTCAACAAAACGATTACATTGAATATTATGTTTATGATGCTGGTGGTGATCTATTAAATATAAACTATAACTATAAAAGTTTTAAACTACCCACCACTTCATATATAGATCCAGTTAATGGATCTCTACCTATAATTGAAATTGATCCTGTTAAAGATCTTCAAAATTTAGGTTATTCATCAGGTGAATTTAATGTTCGATATAATTTTTTCAATAATACTATTTCTGATGCTGATCAACAGGGATTATTTTTAAAAGAAATATCTGCTGATAGAACAGAAATAAGAGTAGGTTCTACTATTTTAACTAATGAACAAATTGAAAGTGGATCATTAGCAATTTTAAATTCATATTCAAGTTCAGCTTATTTTGTTGATTATATTATAAATTTTGGTGATAACGTTCAAGCTATAGCTGTTAATACAGCTTTAAATAAACTTGAAAGTGGGTATGAAATA